CAGAGCGGGGCCCTGGTCTATACCGGCCAGGCCCAGACCCCCAGCTGGAACAACTACGATCCCACCGCCCTGGAGCTGGGCGGCGTGACGAGCGGCACCGACGCCGGGTCCTATATCGCGACCTTTACCCCGAAGGAGGGGTACAAGTGGGCCGACGAGACCACCGAGGCCAAGCAGGTCACTTGGACCATTGGCCGGGCGACCGTGTCCCTGCCTACGCAGAGCGGTTCGCTGACCTACTCCGGGTCCCAGCAGTCCCCCTCCTGGTCCGGGTATGACACGAACAAAATGACCCTGGGCGGTACGACCACCGGCACGAATGCCGGCAACTACAACGCCAACTTCACGCCGAAGGACAATTACCAGTGGCCCGACGGCGCCACGACCGCAAAGACCGTTTCTTGGTCCATTGCGAAGGCGGCGGGCAGCCTGTCCCTGAGTCCGCAGTCCCTCTCGCTGAACGAGAGCGACCTCACCGGCGAGGTGACCGTGACCCGTGCGGGCGACGGCCCGATCACGGCCCAGTCCAACAATACCGGCGTCGCTACGGTCAGCGTGTCCGGCAATAAGATCGTCGTGACCGGCAAGGCGAACGGCAACGCGACCGTCACCGTCAACGTGGGTGCCGGCACCAATCACAACGCCCCTTCCAGCAAGACCTTTACGGTTACCGTAAGCATTCTGGCCGCGAAGACCACGGCGACCGCCGGCGTGAGCTACACCAACGGCCTCTCCGGCATCAGCCAGGAGGACCTTACCCGGTATGCCCGCGCGATTTCCAACAACAGCGGGATCACCAACGCCACAAGCACAGTCTACATCGACGACGGCAGCAAGCACTACAAGCTGAGCGTCGGCGACACCGTTTCGATCAGCGTCAGCGGCGCGAACTACTCTTTCCGTATCATGGGCTTCAATCATGATACACTGAGCACCTCGACCGCCTACGGCGCGGCGACGGCGACCGGCAAGGCCGGCATCTCCTTCCAGATGGTGGACTGCCTCAATCAGACTTACCAGATGAACAGCTCCAACACCAACTCCGGAGGCTGGAACGGGTGCAATCTTCGGTCTACCTTGCAGGGCACGATCAAGAACAGTATGCCCGCAGCGTGGCGGAACATCATCAAGAAGGTCAGCAAGAAGTCCGGCACGGGCGGCGGCAGCTCCAGCGGCACGCAGACGACCAGCGACGATCTGTTCCTCCTGTCCGAGATCGAGATTTTCGGCGATCGGACTTACTCGGTCTCCGGCGAGGGCGAGCAGTACGCCTACTACAAGGCCGGCAACAGCTGCGTCAAGAAGGTCAACGGGTCGGCGGGCTGGTGGTGGGAGCGTTCTCCTTCTTCCGGCAGCTCCCGCAGCTTCTGCAGTGTCTCCAACGGCGGCAGCGCCGACATTAACTTCGCCGACTCCTCGGGCGGCGTGGCCTTCGGCTTCTGTGTTTAATCTGTAATCGACAAATATCTCCGGCCCGTAAGGGCCGGGGAAAGGGGTGAGCAATGTCCGTCTACAAATCCAAACGCGGCAAGAGCTCGGTGCAGTTCGTGGAGACTGCGCGGAAGCTGGAGGAGCACACGCTGGAGCAGTGCCTTAAGGTGCCGAAGCGGTACACCTTCCTGCTGACGCAGCGGATCATGGGGCTCGCGTCTGAGGTCTATGAAGACGTCGTCTCTGCGAATAGCATTTTCCCCGTAAATCAGCACGAGGCTCAGCTGAGGCGGGATCACCTGACGGCTGCGAATGCGGCGCTGCAGGCCCTCGACCGTCAGCTGGGCCTCTTGGCTGGCGTCCTCTGGAAAAATCCCGAAAACTTCAAGGGCTTCGATCATGCCTTTACCGTATGGGGAGACCTGATCAACGAGGAAGCAAAACTCATTTCCGGTATCAAGCGCGCAGACCGCGCTCGATATAAAGACTTGCCGGAGTCTTAAAATCCGGCGTGGGTCAAGTCCTGTATCGTTGTCCGGTTGCGAACTGGTGGTGGGAGCGTTCTCCTAATTCCGGCAACTCCAACAACTTCTGCAATGTCAACAACAACGGCAACGCCAACAATAACAACGCCAACAACTCGAACGGCGTGGCCTTCGGATTCCGTATTTTCCCTGGTGAGACCAAGTAAGCCCTTTTCAGGGCCGAACGCAGGACCGTTACGGAAGGAGGACTTGAGACACCCTGGCCGTCGGGCCAAAAACACCTCGACGATGCAGTCGTCCGGACGCTGCTTGCATGGCTCGGGAACGCACGAATACCGGGTTTCATGGACGGTACTGCTACGCAGTTAGAACGCGCGCCCAACAATACCACTGTACGGAGGGGACCAATTTTTTATGACCAGCGAAGAGCGGCGGGAAGCGCGGTACCAACGCCGCAAGCAGAGAAGACAGGAGCGGAGGTACGCCAGGAGCAGGGCTTGCGGCGACTTCGAGGACGTCTTTTCGTATCGTAACCTATACGCCTCGGGCCGAGTCTGCTGCAAGAATGTAGGCTGGAAGTGCTCGACGCAGAATTACCGCATGAACATCGTCTCGAATACGGCGAAGGCGCGGGCTGAGCTAATGGCCGGGACTTACAAGAGCCGCGGCTTTGTGGAGTTTGAGCTTTACGACCGTGGCAAATGGCGGCATATCCGCAGCGTGCATATCAGCGAGCGCGTGATCCAGCGGACCCTTTGCGACAAGGTAGTCTCGCCCCTCTTTCAGGCCTCGTTCGTCTATGACAATGCGGCTAGTATCAAGAACAAGGGGATCGACTTCGCAATGGACCGGCTCAACTGCCACCTGCAGCGTCACTTCCGCAAGCACGGCTTCGAGGGCGGGATTCTCGTCTTTGACTTCAAAGACTACTTTGGCTCGGCGCAGCACTGGACCGTCAAGCGAGAGCTGGAGCGGCGTGTGCATGACCCGAGGACCCGCCAGCTGGCCGATACCTTTCTCGACAACTTCGGTCCCGTCGGGTATGGGCTTGGCAGTCAAATCTCACAGAACGCGGCCCTTATGCTTCCAAACCTGCTGGACCATGTTATCAAGCAGGAGCTCGGGATTAAGGGCTACGGGAGATATATGGACGACGGTTACTTGATCCATGAAAGCGTGACCTACTTGGAGCGCTGTCTCGAACGGATCAAAGAAGTCTGCGCCCACCTGGGGATCACGCTGAACCTGCGCAAAACGAAGATCAAGCCGCTTCGGCAGGGTATCGTATTTCTCAAGACGAAGTTCATTTTGACGGAGACCGGGCGCGTGCTTCGGAAAATGAGTCGGGCCTCCATGCGAGCCATGAAGCGGAAGCTCTTCAAGTTCCGCAAGTGGGTCGAGGAGGAGCGGTTCACCCTGGAGGACGTCCGCACCGCCTATGACAGCTTCCGCGGACACATGCGCCGCGGAGACAGCTATAAGGCCGTCCAGCGGATGGACCTCTACTTCAAGCACCTGTTCGGATTCCACCCCAACGACAAAACGAAATGGAGGACAAGCGATGTACCAGATCATCAAGAATGGGACTACGCTCGGATTGATCGAGCGGCCGACCTATGTGGAGCCGTTGTCTAACGGCTCGTACGGCCTCTGCGACGAAGCCCAGGCTAAGGGGATCGCCTACGAGGGCGAGGTCTACCACCTGGAAGGCCGGCCCGCGCTTGACGGTCCTGAGACCGTTTCCCTGGTCCAGGTCGACAGCGGCGCGGAGATGAACCGGCAGGCCGACAAAATCAAGGTCGCCGAGGAGGACCTGACCAACACCCAGCTCGCGCTTTGCGAGGTCTACGAACTGCTGACTGGAGGGATGCTGAATGGCTAAGGTGTACGCCGCCCTGATCCTGAAGGGCCTGAAGACCCTGGAGGACGTGCCCGAGAACCTGCGGGCCGAAGTCGAAGCCCTGCTGCCCGAGAGCTCCAATGAGTAAGCTCCGTGAGTGGCTGTTGAGGTTATTGCTGTGGAAGGAGGTGGAAGTTATGGCAGTCGTGTACGCTACCCTGATCGTGAAGGGCAAGAAGACCATCGACCAGGTGCCCGCGCTGATCCGCGCGCAGGTCGAGGAGATTCTGGCCGACCTGGAGGTCGTGATCTGAGACCCCGGCGCGGGGGCTGGAGCAATCTGGCCCCCGCATTCTTTTTGCGACTGGCCGGAAGGCCTTTGATAAATCTCTTGCCTTGGCCGAGGCCGCGGGCGGATAGGAAGTGCTATTTTGACTGGACTGAACGAGTTTGAAAAGCTGTTCGGCGATATTACGGTGCTGAGCGTTGTGGAGCTTCTGCTCGCGGCGACCTTTCTCTTCCTGGTCTACAGGAAGGTGCGGGACTACCTCGTCAAGCGGTACGAGGCCTCGAAGGAAAAGGACAAGCAGCTCCAGACCGCGCTCGACGCCGTCAGCAAATACCCCGAGTACCGGGCTCAGAGTATCAGGATTCAGAAGGAACTGGAAGAGAAGATCAGCGCGCTGAAGCAAAGCCAGGACGAGAACACCGAGCGCCTGAAGATCATGGAGGAAAGCCAGAAACGTCTGGAGCGGAACAAGCTCCGGGACCGCATCCTCCAGAGCTACCGCTACTACACCGACAAGGAACGCAATCCCGGCCAGACCTGGAACCGCATGGAGGCCGAGGCCTTCTGGGAGCTCTTCGGCGAGTACGAGAAGCGGGGCGGTAACGGCTACGTGCACACGGTGGTCCAGCCGGCCATGAACCTCTTGACGATCGTCGAGATGGACGAGCTGGAGTTCGGCGACGCGGCGCGCCATGAAAAGAGGGATGACGAATGATGCTTCCGCTGAAGACGGTCGTCGTGATCTGCCTCGTCTGCGCGATGGCCGGCGCGGTGGGCCTGTACCTGCTGGCGTCGGCCGTCTCCGCGTGGAAGAAGCGGAAGAAGCGCAAGGCCCGTTCGGCGGCCGTCGAAAAGGAACAGTCTGAAAAGAAGCAGCTCCTCGGGAGGATCGGAACGATGAACCTGATCCTCCTTATTTGCGCAGTCGCGATCGTCGTGTTCACCCTGGAGATGATTGACCTCTTCAAGGAATACGGCATGATCCCCGATACGCTTGTCAACTGCGTCTTTCTCGCCGTAACGGGCGAGTGCGGCTTTATGGGCTGGATCAAGACCAATAAAGAAAAATACCGGGATCGGAGATGGCAGAAGCGCGACCGGCTTGAGGCCGCCGCAGAAACGGCACCGCCCTCCGATCCTCCCGCCGCGGGCTGAAAGGAGTAGATGAAATGGCCCTTACCGGAAAGACGAATGAAGAGAAGATTTGGAACTATCTGAAGACGCAAGGTCTGAGCGACTGCGGCGCGGCTGGTCTCATGGGCAATCTCTATGCTGAATCCGGTCTTCTTCCGAACAACCTGCAGAACACCTATGAAAAGAAGCTCGGCTTCACCGACGCGACCTATACCGCCGCGGTGGACGACGGGACCTATACCAACTTCGTGAAGGACAGCGCCGGCTACGGCCTCGCGCAGTGGACCTTCTGGAGCCGGAAGCAAGGCCTCCTGGAATTCGCCCGCGCGATGAAACGGTCGATCGGCGACCTGGAGATGCAGCTCGGCTTCCTCATGAAGGAGCTGGCCGCCAACTACGGCTCGGTGCTGTCCGTCCTCAAGACGGCGAAGACTGTCAAGGCCGCCTCCGACAGCGTGCTCGTCAACTTCGAGCGCCCCGCAGACCAGAGCGACGCCGCGAAGACCAAGCGCGCCGGGCACGGCCAGACCTACTATGACAAATACGCGAAGAAGGAGGAAACGTCTACTATGAGCAACAGCTCCCTTGTAACCTACACGCAGATCAGCCCCAACAAGAACAGCCCCCGCACGCACGCGATCGACCGCATCACGATCCACTGCTTCGTGGGCCAGGTGACCGCCAAGCGCGGGTGCGAGGTCTTCCAGCCGAAGAGCAAGAAGGCCTCCTGCAACTACGTCGTCGGCTATGACGGCAGCATCGGCTTGTGCGTGGACGAGGCGGACCGCTCCTGGTGCTCCTCGAACGCCGCCAACGACCACCGAGCCGTGACCATCGAGACTGCGAGCGACAACTTCGACCCCTACGCCGTGACCGATAAGGCCTACGCCGCGCTCCTGAACCTCGTGACTGACATTTGCAAGCGGAACGGGGCGAAAAAGCTCCTGTGGTTCGGCGACAAGGCGAAGACCCTCGCCTATACTCCGAAGGCTGGCGAGATGGTCATGACCGTGCATCGGTGGTTTGCCGCCAAAGCGTGCCCCGGCGACTACCTCTACGAGCGCATGGGCGCGATCGCTGAAGAGGTCACTAAGCGCCTGGGCGGCGGGACCGCCTCAAGCACGCCTTCTACCTCCGCGCCGTCGACTTCCAAGCCGACGACCGTGATGGAGAAACGCGCCACCGAGGCCGCCCGGAGTTACAACAAATCCTTTGCCGGCGCCTATGCCGTGACCGCGAGCTCCGGCCTCCATATCCGCAACGGCGCGGGCACCAACAAAGCGAGCCTCGCCGTCCTGCCGAAGGGGACGCGGGTCCAGAACTACGGCTACTATACACTCGTCGGCGGCGTGAAGTGGCTCTACGTCCAGGTGACCTACCGGGGCGTCAAATACACCGGGTTCTGCAGCGCGCAGTACCTGGCGAAGAAATAATAGGAGGACTATCATGAATGAGTTTCTCACCAACCTGGCTATGACCGTTGTGACCGCGGCGGTCCCTATCCTGACCGCCTACGCTGTCTCCCTGATCTCCAAGATCAAGGACAAGACGATCGCCCAGACCGACAGCCTCAAGCAGCAGGCCTATATCACTGAGATCGCCGACGCCGTCTCTGCGGCCGTCGCCGCCACCAGCCAGACCTATGTCGACGCGCTGAAGAAGGCGGGCAGCTTCGACCTCGAGGCGCAGAAGCAGGCCGCGGCAATGGCCCTCTCCGCGTGTATTTCCGCGATCAGCCCCGCCGCAAAAGACTTTATTGTGGCCGCGTATGGGGACCTGACCGAGTACCTCACCAACAAGATCGAGGCGGAGGTCCGCAGCCAGAAAAATGGCGAGACGCTCCTGGTCGGTATTCCTGCGGAATAAGCAAGCCCCAGGAGCTCCGTATCGCGTCGGAGCCCGCAGGAGTATAAACACCAGGGCCCCAGGCTGAAAAGCCCGTATGGAAGACCATAGGAGCCTCCAGGGCAGCATATAACAAATCGGCCCTCTCGCCTTTGCGCGAGAGGGCTTCTTTTTTTTATGCTTCTATCGGCCTTCCGTTGAACGCCAGGCGCGCCAGCAGCCTATCTCCCTGGTAGACCTCGCCCGCGACCCAGTCGTCGGCCGAAAGGTCATTGTTCAGGATGAAGGCCCGGACAAGTGCAGGGCAGTCCTCGAGACGGGAGGCCTCGATCTCGTCTTCGGCGTCAAGCTGACGCATGACTACCCTATATGTCATCTCGTCCCATCTCCTTCGCGACCAGGTCCAGAATAAAGCGGTTGACGCTCTTGCCGGCCTTTCGGGCCGCTTCTTGAATCTCCTTGCGCTGGCCCTTTTTGACCCGCAGCTCAAGGCGCTCATAAGTCTTCTGATTATATCGCGCCGTCGCCTCGCGCTGTGAGTCGTATGCCATTTGCTGACCGCCCTTCCTGCATAGTCTTTACTATCTTTAGTAAAAGCATACTGAAAAGCGGTCGAAGTCTCTATAATGCCGTCATTATAAAAATCGACAGCATTCCCCGCCAAGGGCGGATTGGTAGCAAGGTAGCACTTCTTCGACCGAGTGCTACCTGAAGTGCTACCTCGATTTTTCCTTTGATTGCAAGGCTTTTCGCTCTTTGCAACAAAGGTAGCACTTTTTCTTATAACTGACTAAAACCTTAAAAATAGAAATCATATAGTATAGGGACATATAAAAATAGGCTTTTTAGACTATATAGGAAAATTCGTTGCAAGTGCTACCTGCTACCTGAAAGCCCGCCCTTGCTGCGGGCTGTCTTATAGGCGGCGCCCTCCTCTACAATACCTATTTTACCGCATTTAGTAAGCATGCGTATGCCGACAAAGCGCAAGGAAATTTCGGGATTTTACTATCTTTGGGAATCGACTTTGCCGGCGGCTTATGCTATACTTGTTTTCTAAAAGAAACTTCGGAAAGGAGGCTCGGCAGATGGAGTTTCACGTAATAGTAGTAAAGCCCGCCGCCGATGAAGCATGGATTACGCTTCGAGTCGGCAACAGGCTTTACCCACTAATGTATGTGCGCCGGGAAGTCTTGGCGCGCAAAAAGCCGGAAAACTGATCCGGCCGCTGAGCTCACCGTGCCTGGTGGGCTCAACTTTTTTATTATAACGCATTGTTTTCAATTCGCGAGCCCCTTTTCAAGAAAAATCTTGCTGTCAGAACCGCTTAATAAAATCAGTAAAACTCTGAGCGGTTCGTCGGCTCGCGAAACTTACTAAACACGGTAAAATAAATAATGTCAGGCGGCAATCGCTTGACGAAATAAAAGAGCCCTCGCTGGTAGGACAGCGAGAGCTCAGAAGGGAGGTGAAACCGTGTACGGTTACCACGTCCCGGCGGGTTACATGGGATGGGTCGTTGATCGTTGGATGCTGTTCGCTACAGAATCTGACTACTACGACTACATGAGCTAACCCGCAAAGCCCAAAGGGCCTGGCCGGTCGAAAGGCCGGCTGGGCCTAAGGGTCTTTTAATTATAACGCATGTTGGGCTGTTTGTAAACTGGAAGTTTTAGCGTCATAGGCGCAGAAAGGAAAAGTCATGTTGACAAAAGAAAAAATTATTGCAGCCGCAGAAGAAGTAAGCCCGCGTTTTGGTAAAGTCGGCGGTTTCGTGAGCCTGGATGCCGATTGGTGCGCCAGTAATACGCCGAAAAAGTTTAAGGCATATCTTGAGCGTCTCGGTTTTGTCGTTACAGCTTGCTACGCTACTGACTTTTCCACGGCAATCGCAGAAACTGCGGACGGTTATAAGCTGGCGTACAATGGTCATTGCTCGCTGCTGCGCGGCTCGGATTTGCGTTGAGAAATATCTGGTAGAACTGCTTACCAAAGGCAGTAAAACCTCGGCTGTTATGTCAGCATACGAAACTTACCGAACACGGTAAAATAGATAATGTCAAGAGGATAAAGCCTACAACACAATGGAGGTCAACAATATGAATTACTCTATCGAGCTTAGCCGCAGCAATGTTACTCCCGCCAAGTTCTTTGCTGAAATCCGTTTCGCTTGTAAAAAGAAGGGTATCGACTTCAATTTGGAGCTGGACCAATTCGCGAATCCCATTCAGCCCGGCGACTGTCATTATATTGTAAAGGACGGCAAGAAGATCAGCTATTGCGGCGGCTATCGCCACGAAAGCGATGCTTCTGAGGCTCCTTGCGCCAGCGAGATTTGCCGCGACCTTCCTTATGACTGCCAGACTTTCGTTCGTAACTTTGACGGTTCTTGCTTCAATGAGATTTGCGAGTTCACTTTTGACGACGAGAAGATCGGCCACGGTTACTATTATCAGATGAACAAGGACAGCGAGGAGGCATGCGCGTGACTGTTCAAGAGGTCGAGCGGTACTACGCCGCGATCGTTATCTCCGCGAAAGACTGGGCGCGTGGGCTCCACACGATCGGCGATCAAATGGAGCTTTGCGCGATCGCCGAGTATTACGGCGTGACTCTGCCGGGCTATATGAAGCACTTCCGCTATTCCAACAGCCCGGACCACGTCAACGCGACGGGCGCGCACCGTGGCATATTGCGAACGTTTGGGAAGCTGAGAAAGGCGATCATCAAAAAGGAGGGCCCACTGGTATGAGAGTCTACGTTATTGAAGTGATCCCGGAGGCAAGTTTCGGGAAGGTGAGCCAGGAGGGCTACACCACCTTAGAAAAGGCTCAGGCCTTTATCGAGAGCCGGTCGGATAAGCCGAAGCAGGTCACACCGTTCCACTATCGCACCGACGACTTCACCGACTACCTGATTTACGAAATCAAAATCGTTTGAAACTATGTTAGCTTTGTTAGCAAGCTCACTTGCAAAACAGCTTACTTTTTGCAAGTGAAAAAGTGAGAAAGTGAAGTTCACTTCTAAAAATCAAGCGATTTTACAAGTGAGAAGTCAACTCACTTGTGAAATCGCGAGTTTTTTAGTCAAGTCACTTTAATACTTTATTGTATAAAAGGAGGAAATAACAATGGCAAAAGGCTACATTGGCCGGACAGAGATCGAAAAGGACTTTATTAAGGCCTTCAACCGGCTTTCGTATCGGCACAATCCCTGGACCGTGTGGCAGCACTTCATCAATATGGCGGCATGCTCGATCTCGAACGCGGTCGACCGCCAGCCCGAGACATGGAGGCGACGCGAGGAGTCCTACCTGGCGACCGTGAAGGCCTACGACAAAGAGGAGCTCGACGACTTTGTTAAAATGTTTGGGCTGCTGGTCCAGGCGCTGGAGGAGAATCCCGCGCAGGACTTCCTCGGCAATCTCTATATGAGCCTCGACTTCGGGCGCGGCTGGTCGGGCCAATTCTTTACACCGTGGCATGTTGCCGAGTTTATGGCGCAGATCGAGCTCGCGAACGGCGTAGTCTTTTCGGAGCTGGAAAAGCAGGGCTATATTTCTGTTAACGATCCTGCCTGCGGCGCCGGTTGTATGCTGATCGCCTTCGCGCAGGCTTGCCGAAAGATGGAGAAGATCAACTACCAGCGGCAGGTGCTCTTTGTGGGCCAGGACATCGACCGCGTCGTCGCGCAGATGTGTTATATCCAGCTGAGCCTCCTGGGCTGTCCTGGCTATGTGGTAGTCGGCGATACGCTGGCAAGGCCGACTTGCGGCCCCGCGCTCCGGCCTGTCATCCACGCGGACAACGAAATATGGTTCACGCCGATGTGGTTTTCGGACGTCTGGGCCGTTCGGATCGCTGCGGATCGCTTTCGGGAGCTTATCGGCGGTATCGGCGAAACCGCTCAATAAAATCAGTAAAATCTCGGCGGGTTTGCGCGCTCCCTTTTCTTACTGAACACGGTAAAATAAATAATGTCAAGAGGATAAAGCCCCTGAACATTATGGAGGTAAGAAAGATGACTATCAGCAACGTTTTCTACTGCGGCGAGGATCATACCTATAACACCGAGAGCACCTATTTCTACGCCGGTCACTGCGGCTCCGGTCATTCCTGGTTCGGCGAGGAGGTCAAGCTCGTTCGCGTTACCGCCCAGCACCTTGTTTTCCGTGGCGTGAAGTCTGGCGTTGAGGTCAAGACCAAGCGCGACAATCTTCATCAGGTCATCGGCAAGGCTGCCAAATGTGGGATCAGCGTTACCGCCCGGCAGGAGCCTATCGTTTGGAATAAGAACGAGCACTATGAGTCTCAGCTGCAGCTCTGGTAAGCGCTTCAGCAGAAACGCTCAGCAAAATCAGTAAAATCTCGGCTGTTACGTCGGCTCGCAAATCTTACTAAACACGATAAAATTCATAATGTCAGGCGGCTACCGCCGAATAGATTAAGGAGGAAAACACCATGAAGGACATGAGCATCATCGCCAACAAGAAGATCGTCAACAAGGAGACCAACGAGGTCCGCCAGGTCGTCCAGATCGACGAGGAGAACCGGAAAATCTACTCCGTCCCCGTAAATGCACCTGACGCCGAGCCCTCTGTGATGGCTGCCGCGAGCTACGACCGCCGCTGGACCCTCTACGAGGAGCCCGCTGCTACTGAGGCCGACGATCTGCTGGGCGACGAGGACGACGATCTCCTGGGACCCGACGAGGCGCCTTCCACTGAGGAGACCCCTGTTGAAGAAACTCCCGCTGAGGAGACCCCGGGCGAGGACAAGCCCGAGGCGCCGAAGAAGCCCCGCGCCAAGAAGGCCGACGAGCCTGCTGATCCGGCCGAGGCCATGCGCATGAGCGAGACCATCAAGGCCCTGGAGGACATCTTTGACAAGCTCAACGTCATCTACTTCGACGGCGCTTTGCCGAAGCCCGTGATCACCGTTCAGACTACACCGAAGGCCTACGGTCATTGCTCCACCAAGAAGATCTGGAAGAGCGAGACCGCTGCCATGTATGAGATCAACCTGGGCGCCGAATTCATCAATCGGCCGATGGAGCAGACCTGCGCCACGCTGCAGCATGAAATGGTCCATCTTCACTGCAACGAGAACGACATCCGCGACACCTGCCAGAACGGCCGCTACCATAACAAGGCTTTTGCCGTCGAGTGCGAGGCCCGCGACCTGATCGTCGAGTATGACCGCGCTAACGGCTACGCCCATACTTCTCCCAGCGAGGCCTTCAAGAAGAAGATCGCCGAGGCCGGTATCGACCTGACCGTCCGCTTCGCCCGCATCATGCCGAAGGCCAAGGCCAAGGCCGAGCGCCAGAAGGCCCACCGCTACGTCTGTCCGATCTGCGGCCAGGAAGTACGGTCTACTTCCGAGCTGTCTCTGATCTGCGGCGTCTGCGAGGTCCCCATGACCTGCGAGGATTAAGTTTGCCCTTGCGTTAGCCACAACTAATCCCAGGAGCTCCATATCGCGCCCGTGCCCGCAGGAGTATAAACGCCAGGGCCCCAGGCTGAAAACGCGATATGGGCTGCCGTGGAGCTCCTGGGGAGCTTTTAAGGAGGAAATACAAATGGCGAAGAAAAAGGAAGAGCCTATCATTACTCAGACTGAGATTTTAGCGATTACCGGCAGAGCGATCCACACTGAGATTCTGCGGCTTCGTACTGAGGTACAGGAAATTGCGGGGCGGGTCGATACTGAGGAGAAGCGCAAGCTCTGCGCGCGGCTCGCTGAGATGACGAAAGAGCAGGAGGCTCGTCACATACGCCGGCTTGAGGCCATTGAGACGATGTACCGGATTCAGACGGGCGTCGAGCTGGGGCTGCTCGCCGAAGTAAAGGAGGACGAAGAGCATGTATAAGTTTTGTCCGCATTGCGGCAAGGCGTTTCTGGAGCCGGACGAGCCGCGCGAGATCGTCCTGCGGACTTCGCAGGAAAAGCGGCTGACTTGGGCGCAGGTCAAGGAGTGGTCCGATAAGGGCGAGGCCTCGCAGCATTTTCAGGCCGGCGACGAGATCGCCGAAACGCTGAAGACCGGCGAGGAGGTCGTCTTTACGGTCGTCGGTACGGATATGTACCGGCCTGGCGACGCGATCTTTGGCCTGAAGGACTGTTTGAAGGACACGTACGTCATGAATGACGACTGCACGAACGCCGGCGGCTGGAAGGCCTCGAAGCTCCGGCGGGTACTCAATACCGAGATTCTCGCTCAGCTGCCCGATGACCTGCGGGCATGTATCAAGCCGCGCGTGATCGATGGCGAGGCTGATACCCTCTGGCTGTTCTCCGAGCGCGAGATTTTTGGAGACAACGAGTGGACCGAGGAGGACGCTGACAGCGGGCTGCAGATGCCCTACTTCAAGCGGAAGGGCAACCGCATAAAAGGGCTCGGCAAGGATGGAGATGCGTACTGGTGGTGGGAGCGTTCTCCTTATTCCGGCTACTCCGGCTACTTCTGCATTGTCGGCTTCGCCGGCGGCGCCACCGGTTACAGCGCCAGCGACTCGAGCGGCGTGGCCTTCGGCTTCTGTGTTTAATCTGTTCGTCTGAAAATCCCCGGCCCGTAAGGGCCGGGTAACGCTAAGGAGGTAATGCGCTCAAATGGGACTGCGCGAAATGAGAAAGGCTAAGGGACTCACCCTGAAGGGCCTGGCCGCGAAGAGCGGCGTGAACTATCAGAAAATCCATCAGATCGAGACCGGCAAGATCAATCCCCAGAATATTGCGCTCAAGACGGCAGTGAAGCTGTCGGAGGCGCTGGATTGTAAGCCGGAGGACATTCTCAAATAAAGGAGGTACCCCCCCCGATGACGGATGAAGAGTACCTCTTCCGGCAGGACGTAAAGGAGAAGGCAATCACGGCGCGGAGCTCCCATAAACGCGGGAACTCCCGCCGCCGGCAATGCAGCTTCTCCACGGATCACATGACACGGAGGGAGTGGGAGAAAATGAACGGCCCTGTCAGCACGGTGAAGCTCGGCCGGCCGATGACCTGGGAAGAGTTCTCGGGCATGTCGGAGAGCTTGCGCCGGCAGTACATTCAAGACATTCTCAATCACTACGACGTCGGCCCGAACGCGATCGGCCGAATGCTGGGCGTCAGCGGTCCCTATTGCGGGAAGCGGCTGCGCGAGCTGGGCTTCAAGTTCGAGACGCGGGCGAGCGCGAAGGAGACGGAGCGCTTTTTGGCTGATTTCGGCCTGGTGAGCACGGACGAGCCCGGCTTCGACCGCGTATCGGTCACCTTTGCCGGTCAGTTCTCGCCGGAGCTGCTTGCGAAGAAGCTCGCCGCGTTGTTTGACCTTGGCCGGGAGGCCGTCGTGACGATTGAGATCGCCGCAAAGTAAGGAGGCCGGTATGGCGAAGAAAAAGAGAGCGGGCCCGCCGCAGCGGGGCAAGAACGCCTACGCCGCGGAGCTCACGCGGAAGCGCGCCCTGGGCTATGAGATCGTGTCGGACTGGACGGCCCAGCTGTGCCTCGATACGCTCGCGATGGTGCTGAACGATCCCGACGTGATGGGCCGGGACGCCTTTGGCGCGAAGCGCCTCATGCGTATCTGCGAGGCCTTTAATGAGAAGTACGCCGTCACAAAGTTGGCCCTGCGCGATCATGAGGACTCCGACTATATTCGGGCGAAGATCGACCAGGCCCAGGCGAAAATCTTCGGGCCCGACTACCTGCACTGGCAGGAGCGCTATCCCTACTGGGATGAGCGCGACACGTACTAAGGAGGACGGCTATGGGAAAAGTGCTTACCAGGAAGGACCTGGACCTCTCTGTCGGGGCGTACCACTTCTCGGATCGTAAGCGGCCGAGCCTCTGCGTGAGGCGCGGAAATCAGATCACCGTGTTCGGGTCTTTCCATAGCGAGGAAAGCACAGACTTATTTATGGAGGCGCTCGCCGAATTGACGGGCGCCGTAGAGGAGGGCTGAGCCATGTATGGAGTATGGAATGCTGTGCAGAAGCGGTTCGTCTTCGGGATCGTCGAGGAGACGCCCGGCCGAGCGCAGCGCGCCCTTTTCCACAAGATCGGCAAGGGCGCGTACAAGTGGCGCTATGAAGTCCGCAAGATACCCCCGAACTGGCGCAATCCGAAAAATCCGAACTACCACGTCTGCTGCAAGGACTGCGAGTGGCTGGTTTTCTCGGATTGCTACGGCGAGTGCGGGAAGGGCTATAAGGGGATCGTCCGCCCGGACGATTCCTGCGGAAAAGGGGTAAGGAGGCGAGGGCATGGTCTACGCGGTTGACTTCGACGGGACGCTCTGCGAGGACGCTTTTCCCGAGATCGGCGCTCCGCGATTTGCCGTGATCGAGTTCGTGAAGGCCGCTCGGGCCGCGGGCGATAAGGTGATCCTCTGGACTTGCCGGGTAGACGACCGCCTGGAAGCGGCCCTCGTCTGGTGCGCGGAGCAGGGCCTTGTCTTTGACGCGGTCAACGACAACCTCCCGGAGCTGATCGAGAAGTATAGCTCGAACTGCCGGAAGGTATGCGCCGATCGGTACATCGACGACAAGGCGATCGGTCCCTTCGAGCTGGATATGCTTCACGGGCTGCTGTATTCAAGGCCCGCCGAGTGACCCAGCCTTTTATTTGTCGGTTTTGCTTACTAATTTCAGTAAAATCCCGGCTGTTTCGTCGGCTCCCTTTCTTTACCGAACACGGTAAAATAGATAATGTCAAGAGGATAAAGCCCACGACATTATGGAGGTCATCAGAATGAACGCTTACTTAGCTATCGGTCATTTCAAAGACAGCAAGAACGTTACCTGCATCGCTGCGCAGCAGACCACTAAAAAGGATTTCATGCGCGACTGCTACGGCAACGAGTTCATTCCCTGGGTAGTCATCACCGAGAAGAACTTTGAGCGCCTCAGCAAATGCGATGACGAGCTTGCCGCCTGGGAGATCGTCAAGAAGCTGACCAGCAACTACCGCGTTTGGAATGACGTCGCCGATTATATCGAGCAGTGCTTCGACCTGATGACTGAACAGCTGCGGAACGCTAAGGAGCAGGGCTAAGCCCCTGCTCTTCGGGAAAGGAGATTAGTATGGCAGTGCGTGAGTATGTCGCTAAGAATAATGACTTCAGTGAGTACGAGCACTTGTCTCTGGTTCGCGTGGATCGTAACGGCACGCATTACTACGTTGACCACAAGTGTCCAAAATGCGGCGGTACGGGAAACCTTCCGTACTACGCGCACGTTGAAGGTGGTACGTGCTTCCTTTGCGGTGGCTCCGGCTACTATGACACTTCGATCATCGTTCGCCGAGAGGAGTACGCTCGCGAGCTGGAGGAGAAGCGTTTGGCCCGAGCCCGTAAGGCTGCCCCGGCCCGAAACGCCGCCTTCTTTAAGGCGGAAGGTTTTTCCGAAGACGGCAAGACCTACGTCGTGCTCGGCGATACCTACGCAATTCGAGAAGACCTGAAGGTCGCCGGAGCGAAATTCAATTACTTCCTTGGCTGGCATTTCCCTGAGCCGAACGACAAGTACGAGACCGTCGAGCTCACAAAGGACACTGTTCTTTGCGAGACGAGCGACGAGGTTGTGACGCTGTTGCGCGAGCTGCCGAACGGCGTGCTCGACTGGCCCTGGGACCCCTGCTTCGTTCAGGAGTACGTCGCCAAGCTGCAGGACGAGTATAAGGCCCGTACCGCTCCGAAGACTGAGTTCTTCGGTACGGTCGGCCAGAAGGTCGAGCTTGCGCTTTCCCTTGCGCGCCGCAGCAGCTATGAGACGCAGTGGGGCGAGACCACGATCTACGCTTTCGTAGACGAGGGTGGACGGCATTTCATCTGGAAGACCTCGACCTACTCGGCCAGCATGAGCGACGTAAACACCGGCGACAAGATCATTCTCAAGGGAACGATCAAGGCGCACAACGAGTATAAGGGCTGCAAGCAGACCATCCTCACGCGCTGCAAGGTCGTGGCGTGAGGACGGGTAAGCCCCAGGAGCTCCATATCGCATCCAGGGTCTCAGGAGTATAAACACCAGGGCCCCAGGCTGAAAAGCCCATACGGGAGACCGTGGCTCGCCTGGGGAGTATTTAAGGAGGGATGCCTGATGGATAAATGGAAAAAGACCGCCCAGCGCAAGCCTCGGCCGCCTTAGAAACGAAATGACCGCCCAGGTCATACCTGAGCGGTCAAGTCGAGGGCCAGCCAAAATCCATAGCGCAAGACAATGATCTTGTCGCCTGGGGTTCGACCAGCGATTAAAATGGTGGACCCGGAGGAACGCTGGTCGAACTCCCCCGCAAGAGCTTCCTCCAGAAGCTCCACGTCGCTCTGGATTCGCGTTTCGCCGTCTCGGCTGACGTTGTAGTAGATCAGGAGTTTGTCGTCGTAGAGGAAGACCGATTGCACAAAGCACTTGATGATCCGGCGCTTGTAGTCTTCCCAGCTTTCGTCGTCAAGCGGGTCTACGAACTGCCAAAGGAGAAACTCGATTTGCTCCGGCGTGATGATGAAGTCGGAGGCCTTTGCGAAGTCCAACTCGGCTTTCAGCTTTTCCTCTTCTTCCTCAAGCTCTTGTAGGCGAAGCGGAAGCCGCTTTGTGACGACGCCGGACTCAATCGCGGCCATAGTGTTCTTGATCGCTTTTCGATTCTCGGCCAGCTTGAGCTCGTAGAAAAGAACGTCGCTGTTCTCCTTTCGATACTTGAGCTGAATTTCGTAGCATACCTGAGCGATGCGATCCACGACGTCCTGCTGCAAGACCTCTTCGATTGTTTTCCTGACGACCAGGTCTTCCAGCCAGTCTCGCTTGACGGGGCGCTTCGTGCAGCCCTTCTTCGCGCGGGACTCCTGGCAGTAATAGTAGTACCACTTGTTTCCTGTTTTCCCTGTTCCGCTTACGCCGACGAGAGGGCTCTTGCAATGGCCGCAGAACGCTTTTCCGCTGAGCATGTATTCGGCTTTCGGCGCGTTCGGTCGTTTGCTGTTTTTTCGTCGCTTGGCTTCGAGCTGCGCGAGCTGGAACGTGTCCTTCGATATGATAGGAGGGATGCCGTCCTCGATGACGATGTCGTCGTAGGTATAGGTTCCGATGTATCTTTTGTTCCTAATGATGTGGTTGACGCTGTTCTTGTTAAATGGCTTGCCTTGCGCGGTGCGGAAGCCCAGGTCGTTCAGGTAGTTGCAAATCTCGACGTGGCTTTTGCCGTCGATATACATATCGAAGACGGTCTGGACGGCCTTCGCGCCCTTCGGTTCGATCACGAGGGATTTGTCCTCGGCAGTCTGATAGCCTAAGCACCGGCCGGCGCCCGTGCTGTGGCACTTGAGCGCGCTTTCTCTCATACCGCGTTTGATCTTTCGGCTTAACTCGGCAGAGTAGTATTCGGCCCAGCCTTCCATAATGCTTTCGAGGATGATCCCTTCGGGGCCAGCGGGTATATCGGCCGTTGCGTAGCGCAGCTCTACGCCGTTCTGTTTGAGCTGGTGCTTGTAAATCGCGCTGTCGTAGCGGTTTCGGGCGAAGCGGTCTGTGTGATATAGGATGATGACGTCGAAAATCTTTTTGCCGCTGTCCTCCATCATGCGCTGAAACTCTCGGCGGTTATCCGTTCGGCCTGAGACTTTGCGATCGATGTAGGTTCTTATGACTCGAAGATCGTGCTGCTCGGCGTACTTCATGCACTCGCGGATTTGCCCTTCGATCGATTGCTCGGTCTGGTTCGGCCCTGGGCTGTATCTGGCGTAAATAACTGCTCGTTTCATGGTAGTACCTCGCTGGGGCTATTCTAAAAAGACGTATTTGTTGTGATATGCCAGCAAGTCTCGGTTCGGCGCGAACTTCGCGGGCTTGACGATCTTCTTGCCTTCTACGCTGTAAAGCCACTTGACCGCGGCCTCGTCGGTGTATTCGCTCTTCACTCTCTCCGATATGCGGATCGTGAGGTCGGGTAAGACCGTCATAAGACCCTGGTCGAAGGCCCGGTCGTAAAAAGCGTTCAGCAAAAGTCCGTTTGCCGGATTTGCCCGCTCCGTCTGCTTGTCGCTGACGGCATAGGGCTTGATGTGGCTGGCGATCAGCATTTCAGGTATCGTCAGCCCGGAGATGCAGCATCGGCCCTCATACGCCGCAATGACCGACTTGCGGAAGAACTTGCGGGCTTGCTTGTCCGCGATCTCTGCGTAGGTCTTCTTGCGCCGGCCACCGGGTCCATTATAAATCGGTTCCGCAATGTCGAAGATCGGCATATCCAGAAGGCGCTCGGCCGCCGCGCTGAGTCCGCTCCAGTCGTGAGAGAATTCGGCGTAGACCTCCCGATCAAGTTTTGTAATGCCGCCCCATAGACTGCTGCGGCCGCTGGCGAGAAAGTCTGGGTCGAGCGCGGCAAGATTGCACATTTTCATCTTGAGGGACTTCGGGGAGCGGTCGATCCGGTTCGCGGCCTCGAGGATCGTCTGGTTACTGTTGTTGATCTTTGAGAACGGTGTCACGCAGTAAAGCGCGTACGCGATGATCGTGTCCTCCCGAGTCCACGGTTTCCCTCTTGCCATTATCTCACCGTCCCTAAAAACGCCACCGCCTTGCCGATGATCCGTATCTGGTCCAGGTCCGGCCCTTCAAACTGCAGGACTTGGCAGAGAGGATTCTCAGGGCGCAGCTCGATCCGACTCGGGTACTTATAGACCCGCTTGAGCGTGGCTTCGTCTTCGATCACGACCGCAGCAATCTCGCCGTTGTCCACGTCGTCCTGCTTCTTGATGAAGACCAGGTCACCGTCGAAGATGTGGGCGTTTATCATGCTGTCGCCGACACATCGGAGCGCAAAGTCCGCGTGGACCCGCTTGTCAAGTTCGGCGTAGCCCTCGACGTTTTCCTTCGCCAGGATCGGAACGCCGCAGGCGATGTTCCCGATGACGGGGATCATGCGCGTGTCCGGCATAGGCTCAAGGTTCTTATATATGATGTTGCTCGTAGTTCCCTCTAAGAGGTATTCGATCGTAGTTCCTAAAGCGTCGGCAAGCTTTTGCAGATTTATGGAGCGGATGCTGGCAATATCACCGCTTTCCCATTTACGGACTGTGCTTTTCGCGACACCAGTCATTTTCCCGATATATTCTAACGTAAGACCCTTTTCCTTGCGGAGTGTATGAATACGGTCGCCCATAGTCATGCTGCTTCACCATCCTATACGTAGTCTACCGTCATTATAACGCACTCGTGTCAAAAAGGAAACACTTTTTCCGCGAATTTTCAAAAAGTTTCGTTTTGGCTATTTACAAATCATTTTTGACATGGTATTATTAAGTAGCCTTAAGGAAACTTTCTAAGAAAGGAGGTCCGCCAGATGCTCGATGTAAAAGCTCTTCGGCACGCGATGATCGACGCTGATTGCTCCACTCGCGAGCTCGCAAGCGTGTGTCACATTAGTCCGTCAACGCTTTATCGGCGCTTGAACGGCAAAGTTTCGTTCACCTTGGGCGAAGTAATGGCCTGTGCCGAGCGGCTTCACCTGTCATCCGAAAAACGCAATCAGATTTTTTTTGCGGACAAAGTTTCTTAAAAGAAACTTTCGGCAAGGGTGGGACGAAGCATGGGCCAGCCAACCGTCCAGCAAACGGAGCTGTTGGCATGCAAGCAGCTTCTCGAGTTTGCTAAGACCTTCTACCTCAATCCCGATAACCTACGGGCTTTTGAAGCCTGGATGAAAATTAAGGAGGAAAAACACAATGGCACAAATCAAGATCGAAGTCACCTTCAACACCAACGAGGAGACCCTGGATCAGGCGCTCGCCAAGCTGCTCAGTCAGACGCCCGTTCAGGATGCTACGGCTACCCCGACGAAGAAGTCGGCCAAGCAGAAGACGGACGCCCCCGCGACCATTCAGCCTGACCCCCAGCCCGACGCTGCGCCCGATCCCCAGTCCGAGGCCGAAACCGAGGTCAAGACCGATCCGGCTTCTGAGGAGACTGCACCCGATGCCACCCCCGCTCCTGAGGAAAAGCCCGTCTCTAAGACGGATGTGCGGGCCGTAGCGACCGCCCTCACTAAGGCTGGCAAGCGCGACACCCTCAAGGCTATCTTCAAGAAGTTCGGCGGCGAGAAGCTGTCCGACATCCAGGAGGCGGATTACCCCGCCCTTATGAGAGAGCTGGTGGCTGCGAATGGCTAAGCACGCTCTTCTGTCTGCGAGCGGCGCCCATCGCTGGCTCGCCTGCACCCCGAGTGCCCGCTTGGAGATGCAGTTCCCGCCCTCGACCAGTACCTACGCGGAAGAGGGGACTGTGGCTCACGCCGTCGCCGAGCTGACCGCCCGCTACTTCCTGGGCGAGCTCGACGAGGTTGCTTATGAGAACGCGATCGCCGACTTTGAGGCGAACGAGTATTACAACGAGGAAATGCGGGAGTGCGCGACGGCTTACGCTGAGTTCGTTCTCCAGCGGTTCAACGAGGCCAAGGAGACCTGTGAAGACCCGACCGTGATCCTGGAGACCCGGCTGGACTTCTCCAAGTGGGTTCCCGGAGGCTTTGGCACCGGCGACTGCGTCATCATCGCCGAGCCCGTCCTCGACGTCATCGACTTCAAGTATGGCAAGGGCAACCGCGTCGAGGCTGAGAACAATCCTCAGATGCAGCTCTACGGTCTCGGGGCGATCACCGAATACGGTGACCTCTACAATATTGAGACCATTCGCATGACCATCTTCCAGCCTCGCCTCTCCGGGACGCTGGACTCCTCCGAGAAGAGCGTCAAGGAGCTCTTGACCTGGGCGCAGAAGGTCGTCAAGCCCCGCGCCCGCCTTGCGGACAAGGGCGAGGGCGAGTTCGCGCCCAGCGAGGAGACCTGTAAGTTCTGCCGCGCTAAGGAACAGTGTCGGGCGCGTACGGAGATAAACCTGAAGCTCTTCGACGAGTCCCCCGATCCTCTACTGATCTCTCTTGAAGAAGCCGGTGAAATTCTTTCCAAAGCCGGTGACATCGAGGCCTGGCTGAAAGACCTGCGGGAGCTGGTCACGAAGGCCCTGACGTCCGGCGAGCCCGTTGCCGGCTGGAAAATGGTCGAGGGCCGCAGCAATCGGAAGTTCGCCGACGAAGACAAGGTCGTCGAAGCTATGAAGGCCGCCGGCTACGACGAGGCCCTGCTGTTCGAGCGGAAGCTGATCACGCTGACGAAGATGGAAAAGGACTTCGGCAAGAAGACCGTGGGCGAGATTCTGAAAGACCTGATCGTGAAGCCGAAGGGCGCGCCCACGCTTGCGCCGGAGTCGGACAAACGGCCTGAGTACCAGTTCGAGGAACAAGTGCTTGCGGCCTTCGACGAGGGGGCGTAAAGGGTATGAGGACCGCGACCGTAACGAGAAGCCGCTATCAGAGGTACGCCAAGACGATCCGCATTCAGCAGGTCATTATTCTGGCTTTGCTTCTGCTACTTGCGTTATCTGTCTTTTTGCCCCGCGCTTCTAAAGTCGACGCACATGAGATGACGCTGCCCGAGCCGGTGCCCGAGGTTGCTGCCGCGACCGTAGAGCCTATGGCAGAAGTAACGTCAGAGCCTTGTCCCATCACGCAAGACGAAATCGTCATGCTCGCAAAGACCCTTTACGCGGAGTCGAACGTCCTCTCTTGGCGCGGAGATCAGTTCGGAGTCAGCTATAAAGCAAGGCAGGCGGCCGTAGCGTGGATCGCGTTGAACCGCTACGACGCCGGCCAGTTCGGCGACACCTTAGCCGCAGTCCTCAGCGCGCCCTATCAATTCGCGTATTCGCCTGAGACCGAAGTCACGACTGAAATGCTCGATCTCGCCTCCGACGTGGTATCTCGCTGGTGGGCCGAAAAGCAAGGAGAGTCCGACGTCGGCCGCACGCTCCCTGCCGATTATTATTTCTTCCACGGCGACGGCCGGGAAAATTACTTCCGCAAAGACTACCTCGACTCTGGCGTCTACTGGGACTGGTCGCTCGCCGATCCTTACCAGTAAGCAATATATCAACACTAATTTTATGAAAAAGGAGATTTTTACAATGGCTGCTGCTACTCAGATCACTACCGGGAAGGTTCGTCTCAGCTACAATAACCTCTTCACCCCTCGGGCCGCTCAGGAAGGCGCGAAGGAGAAGTACAGCACTACGCTGCTGATCCCGAAGACCGACAAGGCTACCATCAAGAAAATCAAGGCCGCTATCGAGGCCGCGAAAAGCGCCTATATGCAGAAGCATTCCGGGAAGAAGCTCCCCACCAACCTCAAGACCACTTTGCACGACGGCGACGGCGAGCGCCCGAACGGCGGCGAGTTTGGTCCCGAGTGCAAGGGCTGCTACGTCATCACCGTCAGCTCCAACAACCGTCCCGTGCTGGTCTACGCTGATAAGACTCCCATCACTGAGCCCTCCGAGCTCTACTCCGGCTGCTACGGCCGCGCGATCATTAACTTCTATGTCTACGACACCAATGGCAACAAGGGGATCTCCGCTGGGCTCAACGGCGTCATGAAGCTGGAAGACGGCGAGCCTCTGGCCGGCGGCGTGGTCACCGACTCCGACTGGGACGACAGCTGGGAGGACGAGGACGGCGACGACGATCTGCTGGGCTGATGAAAATCGTCTGGCACACGATCCCCGACTTCCCGGAATATGAGGCTAACCGCCTGGGGCAAATCAGGCGAAAGGACACGGGGCGCGTGCTGAAACCGTTTGACGACCGGCGCGGTTATCTGCGGGTCAGCCTGAACGGAAAGAACGTTAAGGTTCACCTGCTGGTGGCTAAGATGTTCGTACCAAATCCGAACGGCTATCCCGTCGTGGACCATAAGCATGGAGACAAGCATGATAACCGCGCCAGTCAGCTTGAATGGTGTACCATTGCGGAGAACACCCGCCGGGCGCACGCCCTCGGGCTTTACCCCCCCCGCAAAAAGAAGGGAGGCTAATATGTGAAAACCCTTGCAATCGACATTGAGACCTATTCGTCCGTCTCTCTTCAAAAGTGCGGAGTCTATGCCTACGCCTCGAGTCCCGACTTCGAGATTCTGCTCTTCGGGTACGCTTGGGACGACGACCCGGTTGAAGTGATCGACATGGCCTCAGGCCAGAAGCTGCCCCAGGAGCTCCAGGACGCCCTGTATGACCCCGAAATCCTCAAGACAGCATTCAATGCTTCTTTTGAACGGACGTGTCTGAGCGCGTTTATGGGCCGCGTGACTCCGCCCGAGCAGTGGAGTTGCACCGCGGTCATGGCCCGAGAGTTGGGCCTTCCCGGTAGCTTGGAAATGGTCGGCCAGGTGATTGGCCTTCCCGAGGACAAACAGAAGTCGAAGACCGGCAAAGCGCTGATCCGCTACTTCTCGATCCCCTGCAAGGCCACGAAGGTTAACGGCGGCCGGACCCGAAATCTGCCTCAGCACGACCCCGACCGCTGGAAGCTCTACGTCGAATATAACCGACAAGACGTGGAGGCCGAGCGCGCAATTCGTCACCGCCTCCAGAAGTTCCCGGTGCTCGCCAGCGAGCAAGACCTCTACGTTATCGATCAGAACATCAACGACCGGGGCGTCGGCGTAGACACTGCGCTCGCGGCCAAGGCTGTCGAGATCGATCAGATCGTCAAGGCCCGGCTTCTGGACGAAGCGAAGGACTTGACCGGCTTGGACAATCCGAAGAGTGCCACGCAGCTGAAGAGCTGGATCGAAGAGGTCTCTGGCTACGAGGTCGAAAGCCTCAACAAGAAGATGATCGGCGCGGTACGCACCGGGACCGACAACGAGGCTGTTCACGCTATGCTCGATATTCGGCAAGGCCTCTCGAAGACCTCGACAGAAAAATACAGCGCTATGCTCCGAACGGTCTGCCCCGACGGACGGATTCGCGGCCTTACGCAATTCTGCGGTGCTGCGAGAACCGGACGCTGGGCCGGCCGTTTGGTGCAGATGCAGAACCTGCCGCAAAACAAGATGCCAGACAAGGACCTTGACTGCGCCCGACAGCTCGTCAGGGCCGGCGACATTGATACCCTGGAACTCCTCTTCGACGACACGGCGAACGTCCTCTCTCAGCTGATCAGGACGGCCTTCATCCCGAAAGAGGGCAGTCGGTTTATCGTCGCCGATTTTAGCGCCATCGAGGCTCGGGTCCTCGCCTGGCTGGCGGATGAGCAGTGGCGAATGGAGGTCTTCAATACCCACGGGAAAATCTACGAGGCCTCGGCCGAGCAGATGTTTCATCTGCCTCCGGGTAGCGTGAAGAAGGGAGACCCTATGCGTCAGAAGGGCAAGATCGCTGAGCTCGCCCTGGGCTACGGCGGAAGCGTAGGCGCGATGAAGAACATGGGCGCCTTGGAGATGGGACTCGCCGAGGACGAGCTCAAGCCCATCGTGAACAGCTGGCGCGCCGCAAATCGTTCGATTACGAAATTATGGTGGGACACCGACGCAGCCGTCCGGCGGTGCATTCAGACAAAAGCGCCCGTAGACCTGCCCCACGGTATGCGGCTCAGGAAGCAAGGTCCGCTCCTTCGGCTGAGATTGCCGAATGGCCGCGAGCTGAGTTACGTAAAGCCCCGAATTGACGAGGACGACAACATCACCTACGAAGGCACGATTCAAAGCTCCGGTAGCTGGGGCCGTATCGAGTCCTACGGCCCGAAGTTCGTGGAGAACATCGTCCAGGCGACGGCTCGCGACTGTTTGGCTGAAGCCATGTTCCGGCTGGAGGGCGCGGGTTTCCCCATTGTGTTCCACGTTCACGACGAAGTGATCTGCGAGGTCCCGAACGGCATCAGCTCCGCCAAAGAGCTGGGCGCGCTCATGGGACAGCCGATCTCCTGGGCCCCCGGTCTGCCGCTCAGGGCCGACGCCTACGAGTGCGAGTATTATCGAAAGGACTAAATCTATGGGCACGTCATTTTTCCGACGCGGCGGCGACTGCCCTGAGTACGACTTCTATGCTACCCCCCCCCCGAGCGGTAAAGGAGCTACTCAAGCTGGAAAAGTTTTCGCCGAAAATATGGGAGCCGTGCTGCGGCGGCGGGCATATCTCTGAGACGCTGATCGCGTATGGGTACGACGTTCGGTCGACCGATATTGCGGATCACGGTTACGGTCAGCCGGGCGTTGACTTCCTCACGCAGAAGACGCCTATCGGCATGGACATCGTGACAAATCCGCCATACGTCCAGGCCCAGGCCTTCGTCGAGCACGCGCTTTCCCTGTTGACCGAAGGCCATAAGGCCGCCATGTTTTTGCGCCTGGTCTTTTTAGAGACGCAGGCCAGGAAAACGCTATTCGACCGAAGCCCGCCGGCGAGAGTACATATTTCAAGCCAGCGGCTCGGATGCGCGAAAAACGGAGAGTTCAAAGTTCGGCCAAACGGCGAGCTCTATTATCCCTCGTCGGTCGCATACGCCTGGTTCGTATGGGAAGCGGGCCATCAAGGGCCGACGACGATCGACTGGTTTTAAGGAGGAACGACAATGACGAAAAAGCTGCTGCTGAAATGGCTTGCGCAGCAAAAGAACAAAGCCCTCGACATCGTAAACCGACAAGAGGCCGCCGCGAAAGCAGAGTTGAACGAGAAGAAGTATAGAGACACGGGCCTGGAGGCCCTGGTCGCCGAGATCAGCCCTAAGCTGAACGAGGTCTATGATCGAGTGATGGCTTGGCATGAGCAGTATGAGGAAATTCTCGGGCCAAACCGTGCGACGTACAACAGCGTAGGGACGCGGCTCTATCCTTTGACCGGCACGTCCGAGTCTCTGCTCACCCTTATGAAGGAGCAGGAATTCGCTCGGACACCTGCCGACGTGCGGCTGAAAGACTCGTTCAGAGAGCTGTTCAACGAGGTTGCTCGTACTTATGACAATGTCATCAAGAACGTTGAGGGCCTGGCGAACGCTAAGCTCGGTATGGACTATCTGCAGGAGCTCGGCTTTGACTTGACCGGCTTGATGGCCCTCGATGAAAAGCCGGTCGAGACCGCGCTCGCCGTCCCGATCAATACGCAGTTTTTACTCTTACACAAGGAGGCAGACGATGGATCAGCTGACGTTTGAGAGAATTGTGACCGATCAAATCTCCCGTAGCGAGCAGCTGCTGGTCGGCAAGGGCCAGGAGTACGCCGAGGGGGCCGATACCTCTCAGGCTGTTGACCGCTTGGCCCATTTCAAGAAGGCCGCAGTTTTGCAGAACGAGACGCCGGCGCAGGCCGCTTTCGGTATGCTGGCGAAGCACCTCGTCTCCGTCGCGGATATGGTCGGCACGGGAGGGGCCTACCCTCTCGAAAAGTGGAATGAGAAAATCTCCGACAGTATCAACTACCTGTTGATCCTGCGGGCTATTGTTGAGGAAGGAAGTGCAACATGATGGGACCTGATAGCCTGAAATTCAAGCCCGGCGTGTATGTTAAGCTGGAGCCGGCAGAAGAAATTAAACCGCGGCAAATCGATTGCCCTGCGTTCGAGATGCCGAACGAAGCTTTCGCCCGGCTTCGCAGAGAAAACCGCGAGCTTGCGATCGAGCTTGCAAGGACAAAGGTACAGCTGCTTCTTGCTCAGTGCAAAATGCGGCCACAGATTGAGAACGTAATCTTTAATGACCCCGCCACGGTCGTATTCTGGGCCGACGGCAGTAAGACCGTCGTCAAGTGTCAGCCGGGAGATGCGTTCAGCAAGGAACTGGGCCTCGCGATGGCGATCTGCAAGAAGGTCTACAGCAACAAGGGCAACTACAACGACGTCTTCAAGAAGTGGGTGCCGCAGGATGAATAAGATCGAAGTCAAGGTCCTCAATCCCGAGGCGGTCGCCCTGGCCGAAAAGACGATGGTCTGCGCCGCGCGGCTGACCCAGCGGGGCCACCAGATCAAGAGCCTGGCCGACTTCATGGAGCTCTACGAAAGGCCCTACACGGAGAAGACCGTTCAGGCGATGGCCCAGCTCCCGCACCCCACGATCCAGAAGTTCGCGGCGGTCAACGTCGTCGTGGTCGGCGCCAGCCGGCGCTTCCTGGCCCAGGTGACCCGTCATCAGAACGAAGTCAAGTTCATGTCGGCCTCGCTGCAGTACAGCGACTACTCGAACGACGCGGCCTTCGCGGTCCCCTATGAGGTCATCATGC